CTGAACTACAAACCCAAAAGGACAAAAGCTGAAGCAAGGCTGGCGCAGATGAGTAGAGCAACAAGAGCAACCTCAGGACTTCGCGTCCCCCGTCAAAGAACCGTCTATCAGCGCAACGTCTTTGGCGGATCCGAGGCCTCTTACGGCCGCTAACCGATGACCACCCGCATCGTCGGAGTCGTTGACGACTACGCCGCCATCCTTGACCAGCTAGAAGCCCGCACCCTGGCCAATACCACCGCCATGCTGCGCACCGCCCTGGATCGCGTCCTGGGTGACCTGAAGCGGCACTATGCGGCCTACCTCAATGCCGTGGGCCCCTCCGATCTTGACCCCGAGGGCAATCCCACCAGGGCCCCCGGCGCCTACAGCTCCGCCGAAGCAGCCGCCAAGTATCAGGCCATCCTGCGAGACGCTCAGCAGTTCCTGCCGCCAGAAGAGATCGCCGGCTGGCAGCGCCAGTTCACCACCGATCTAGTCGAGGCCCTGGCCATTGGCGGTGAAGCCGCTGCCGCGCTGCAGTCGATCGTTACCGGTGCCAGCGCCACCTTTACCGGGGCCAATCCGCTGGCGATCCGTGCCGCCGTTCAGACCGCTACTGCCTTCATGCAGGGCGAATCCGCACGGTTCCGGGATCAGATCGCCCAGATCGTCGGCGAAGGTGTCGCCCGTGGCTGGGGCCCCAAGCGGATTGAACGTCAGATCGTTGGGGCGTTGGAGGGCACAACCGACCCCACGGGCAAGACCTCCCGGATGGGTCTCCGCCAGCGTGCCGAAGTGATCGCTCGGTCAGAGCTGGCCAATGCCTATGTCAAGGGGGCCATCGATCACAACCTGGCCGAGGGATTCAGCTTCATCCGCTGGGTTGCCGCCACCGACGAACGCACCTGCAGGTGGTGCCTCAGTCGCCATGGGCGCATCTACCCAGCCGATCAGGTGATCATCCCCGCCCACCCGCAATGCCGCTGTATGCCGGTCCCGTTGCCGGCTGATGAGGTACTGGAAGCTGACCCGGTGATTCGTGACACCCTGCTCGATAACGACTTCTGGCGAGAGGAACAGGCGGCAGGGGTCAGGGCCTTGGCCAAGGCAGAGGGGATCAGCGAGGAACGGGCCAGGGGTCTGCTGCAGCGTGCTTTGACCGCACCAACAGCCAGCGAGCGCTACCTATTCCCCGATCGCACGCGCAGCCTGCAGCCATCGGCGCCGTTGGATGCCCCGGTAGGTGGGCGGACGTTCAGCGAGGCGGTGGGGGAGTTGGCGGCTAGGAGGGGTGTTGCTGGGGAGTGAGCTTGTCCCACGCATCAAATTCTGCAAGATGGTCAATCATGTAAGGCTGCATCCAATCCCAGCCTTCGTTGATTTCATCCCAGAATCGTCCCGTAAGATTTTCTTGCGTGTATTCTGGGTGACAAAATAGCCATTCATTCCAGTCGTAAAAGTCTTGCGAATAAATACTAAAAACAGCAGCAGCCCAGAACTCGAAAGCATATTTAAGCTGAGTAAATGGATTTTTCATGGGGCGGTGACTAGGGGTGACGGGTGGAGGGTTGGGGTTAGCGATAAACCACAAAGGAATCCAAGGGGAAACGTTCAATAAAATCTCGCACATCTGCTGCTGTCCTCAGCCCACCGCTTTCCAGTAACTGGTTGCCCCAAGCAAGAAATTCGTCCCTTGTGGCCAAGTAGCCTGCCCTTGTGGTGTCATTAACCATTGAAGCCAAGGCTCCCAATGCGTCGCTACGATCACAAAAGTCAAAGGCGCGTTGCTTGCACCATTCCAGGTACTGCTCAGGTGTTTGCATGGTGATGGTTGACAATGTGGTTGACAAAGCGGGGCTCAGTGGTTGTCAAACCCGATGTGAAGCCACTGCCGGGGCTCAATCGTGAGCGGGGCAGGGTGGTGGTTTATCTGGCGGGTCAGGCAGCCTCCAAGGAATCGAAAGCTCCCGTCAGGGTTCTTGTCATATGTCCATACTTCCCCTGTCTCGGGATTGCAGGCCACCACGCCACGCAACTGGCGCCCCAGTCGGTCGCGGACTATGGCACCGTTGGGGTACTGCTCAGGTGTTTGCATTGGCATGGGTCAGTCCATGGTGGTGAGGTGGTGGTTAAGCAACAGCCTGTCCTGCGCCCTGTGCGGTCGTAGACGGTGGCGCCGTTGGAGTACTGCTGCCAGAAGGCGGGGGTGTTGGCGTCAAGCATGGGGGATGGGTTGGCGAGGGTGTTGGTTACTGGCATTCAATGCCAACGTATTCAGCTGCCTCTACATCGCTTTTGTTTATTTGAACGCCGTAAACAAACAGTTGGCCTTGCAGTTGGTCTTGAACATTGGGCAGAGGTAATGGGTTGTCCTGATTTGCGTTACGCTCAAAAAGGAGCGACTTGCGCACTTCCTTGCGTAGAAGCTCTTCTGCTCTGATACCAAGGATAACGCTGCTAGGCTCAAGACCTCGCTGGGCGACTTCATCTAAAAGCTCCTGAATCCGATCGGAGACAAGTTTGCCCATGGACAGCCTCTCCAGCGGTTGAGGTGCGGATGCGGCAGCCACTCTCGGATCCGCCCCACCATGCACCACGTCAAGGTGCTGGCTTGGCGTCAGGCCGCCAGAGAAATCGGGGTCACGCAGCTCGGCCAGGTTCACCGGCTGGGCTGGATGCTGGAGAGCAGGCAGCGGCCAGCGGGTGATGGCAGCGGCGATCATGTCGCGCAGGATTGAAAGGCTCGTGGCTTCGTCGCTGTCAAGATGAAACCCAAACTCTTGGCACAGCTCGTCAACATCGTCAACGCTCGGCCCTTCTGCCTGGTCTCCGGCTGCGGGATGGCTGGCCTGGGGCTGCGCGTACAACGCCATGTCGCAGTCGGGATGGGGCTCCCGCCAAGCAACGAGAGACATCCGGTTCAGGAGTGAATCCCTGAAGTCGTCAGACCGGCACCACGCAACTGGGTCGGCTGAATGGGGCGTTGGGGTGGGGTCGGTCATCGGTGGTAGTGGCGAATGGGTGGGGTGGCGGGAATGGTGTCAATCGTGAGCACGCTGTCGCCAGTTACGCTCTCGGCTTGTATTATATACTCCCCCAATGCTATCAAAGTAAAATATCTCAACTAAACCATCGCATCGAATAACCCGTATAATCTTGTAAATTATTGCAAGTAAATAAGAGTTTGTTTTCCAGGGGGTTCCCTGGTAAGACGGCCAAGCGCACACTTCAAAGAGATGTGACGACCGTCTAGTATTCATCATTGCTTCAAACCTTGCGCGTTCTTCTTTGATTTCTCGAAAAAGCTTTTGAGCACGGGTTTCCATCGGTGGTAATGGCGAATGGGTGGGGTGGTCGCGTGGTGATTAGTTGAAGCCTTCGATGAACTCGCGCACCTGTTCTTTTGTCGTCAGGTCGCCAAAAGCCATCCTGCCCACGGCAAGCGCAATACCTGGATGGTCTGCGGTCTGAGGGTGCTTCCTGAGGCCACTGATCATCGAACTCAGTGCCTGCTGCAGATACCCCTGATCCACGTAGAACAGTGCTCGTTTCTTGCACCATTCAAGGTGCTGTGCTCGTGGTTGCATGGTTTAATCCGTCTTTTGTGTGTCTTTAGGACCAAAAAAGCCGCGCCCAGTGGCGAGTGCTACCTGGGTAGCGTCTTCCGAAACTAGATACGTCTGCGATGTTTCAATTAAACCAATCCGCGTACGTCTTGCGAATTGATCACACGCAGCTATCTGCTGTATAGATGCAATTTTCAAAGGATCCAGGTAGATTGGCGTTCCTGTCTCCGAGTCGGTAAGGCTTAAGAATTCGGTGTTGGCCATGGCCAAATCCTCGGTAGTGGTGAATGGGTGCCGGGGCGTCAGCCCCACTCCCATGAGGCCCCCAGCTCCCCCATCCTAAGCCATTGCCATTCCCTAAGCCACCCTGGCAAGCTGAGGAAACGCCACGCACCGATGATGCCCCCCGAACTGCGGGCCTTCTTGACCCTTCATGCCACCGTAGGGGCCAGGGATGAAGAGGCTACGCGGCAGGTGCTGCGTGAAGTTGCCGTGGCCATGTCGCCACGCAGCGGCCACAAGGTCGTCACCATGTTGCAGCGATCCATCAGCGTCGGCGCCCGCGTCTGGCTGCAGAAGCTCGCCTAGGTGGCGTCCCACATTGAGGGAACGGTGCTGGTGACCAAGCGGATCACAAAGAGCACCTTCCGTCGCGAGATCATTGATGCCTGGAATGGAGCCTGCGCCTACTGCGGCTGTCAGCCCGAGAAGGTCACGCTCGATCATGTGATCCCCAAGGCCAAGGGGGGGACCACCCACCGCGCCAACCTAGTCCCGGCCTGTGCCGGCTGCAACGTGGCCAAGAACCATTGCGATGTCTGGGCCTGGTACCACGATCAGCCGTTCTTCTGTGCTGACAGGTCGGCAAGAATCAGGCAGTGGCACGCCCCAGGCTGATTACTTGGCCCTTGGACGGGCAGACTTGGCAGACTTGGCGGGCTTGGCTTTCTTCGGCATCGCCATGGACATTGAGCTGCCACCCTTCTTGCCCTTGCCCATCGCCATTGCGCCTTTACCTGCGCCCTTGCTTGCCGATTTGCCGTACACGGGAATCTCCGATTACTACCGCAGCTTTCCCGGAAACCTGCAGCAGATCGCACCGCACCATGACCATCCCA